GTCATAGATAGTACGGGGGTGTTTCTGTTCTGACAACCCCATCACTTCTTCTTCTTTGGCTTCTTCTTGTTGGTTGTAAACATCAGTGGATTGTTTCTGAGATATTGCCTTTGGAATTCAGCCACTGTATCTGTGGGGAGTGGGTCTTGTGAAATCTGGATGGTTCTTTTTGGTTGTCTTCTTCTTTGGAGTTGAGCCACAGCAAAGGCAGCCATAGAAAGTTTTCCACTTCTTCTTTGTTCCACTGTTCGCAATCCTCCACCCATCCCAAGTTGTCCAACGCTTTCCATTCTTATGGCCACGGCTGTGGCTTGCTTCTTCCCAAATCCAAAATCAGATTGTAGCTTGGGAATAGCGCGTTCTATACGTCTATTGGCTTCAGTACCTTGGATGGTTATCTGTTGTCTCTTCTTGGCCATCGTAGCCCCTCGGAAAGATGGATATATCTCTATCCTATCATACTATGATATCTGTTTACTGTAAACTCCCAGTTAATCAGATTATTTGTAGCCCAATGGGACAACGAAAAGCCCCAACATATATACTGTAATTATATCTATCCTTTTTTTAAGGTTTTTCTTGTCCCATTGTCCCATTAGTAACAAAACCACCATTCCAGCTACATAGAACAGTGGTTTATTGTTGACCTGTAAAGGGACAGAGTGGGACAAGCCTTGTCCCTTGATATGTCAAGAGTAATGAAAACAGATAAAGAAGAAATAGTTTGATATTTCTTCCATATGTCCATTGTAGCTATATATATAGACAGAAAAATAAACTATTTTCTTTTGAGTTTCTTTTCAGCCATATACTGGAAAGCTTGCATATCCAGTTCTTTGAACAGATTATGATTGACACAAGAATGGAGATTTCTGGCTACTTTGATGGGAATAATCCAGAGCTTCAATCCTTGGTCGCCACCCTGTAGGACTTTGCAATCTGGACGAAACACACATATCCACTCTAATTCTTTTATGAGATAATCCACACCCATTCCAATCTGGAAGATATCCAATCCAAAATCTCTATGGTTGACATATGCCAAGAACATATTTGTTTTTCCATGGGCAACAGCCCACCGCTTCAATCTGATTAGCCCTTCTTCTTCAAACGCCAGGTTCCCAGTTTGGGCAGACATCAAATCTTCTTTTACTTCGATAGTGGTAGGGGTTCTTTTATCACACTGTATATCTGGTATATGCCAACCTTTTGAAGTTGCTGCTTTTTGTTCCTCATGGGGAGTACAAAAGAAACCCAATTCATGTTTCCATTCCAAGAATGTACAAACGAGCTGTTCACTATCTTGGGCTTCTTTTGCCATCCTTTGGAAACGTTCATCCATTATTCTTTGCCAAAATCCATAGTGAATTCGTCTTTATTGAATGTGGCACCTTGGAATTTGATAAGAAACTCTTTGAATAAATTCATGATTTGGGTATATGTACATCCTTGGGCATCCATCTCCAAAATGGCTATAAACATCCCCATTCTGGCTATGGCCATGGGTTCCACACCCTGTTCCAATAGTTTATAGTGTAATCTCAATAGCTGAAGTGTTCTATCATCTATGTTTGGAATGTTCATCCTCTACCCCATGCCCATTTTCTTCCATTTTCGGTATATCGTCTGGCCTTAGTATACCCTAATTCCATCAAAATAGACTCAGTAATTATTCTGGCTTTGTGGTCACGTTGGGCCACTGGGATATCCATTCTGGAAAGAATATCATCCACTTGGAAATATTGTGGCAATTGGAGAAGAAGAACTTGGATGGTTGGTGTCCATGGGTGATTGGCTGTAAATGCTTCCCTTCCACCCTCTCTGAGTAGTTCCTCATCATCAGATAACCACCATTGGAATGTTTCATCTTGGGCCAATTCTAGAGCTTCCAACCACAATTGTTCCCTATCTCTTTTCAACCCTTTGATATCTATCATTCTTCCCTTGGGCCATGGTGTCATATCGCCATTATCCCAATCATATCCACACATCACTGGCCACCATCTTCTGGAACCCGTGGCATCTGTCAGAATGTCCAATCGATTGGTAGTAGCAATGAAAGAACATCTTCTGGGAAGGTCTATCCTTAGCTTCCCATATGGTAATCTGAGACTATCCACTTTTTCATCAATAAATGCCTTTTCGACTTTCTTATCTTTGGCACGTTTGGCCATCTCCTTCAGCTCGTACAATAATTTGCCTTGAATAAGAATAACCGCATCTTTGGAACCCATTTCCAAGGGAGTATCCCCAAACCATCTTGGAAGAATGGCCAATGTTTCCACGGCTGTACTTTTCCCAAGCCCTTGGCGGCCAAATAAAGCCAAACAGGCTTCATGTTTTATTGGGTTGTCAATAGTGGAAAACATAGCCCTTTTTATGGTGCCCACAAAATACTTTTGTGAATATGCCCTGTTTAATTTGCTGGGTTCAGCCCCAAAATATCTTTCCAGAAGAAATTCCAATCGTTTAATTCCATCCCATTCTTTTCCTTCAAAATATTCCTTCAATGGGTTATATTTCTTATCTTCTGCCACTTGCCCAACACTTTCCAACACCAATTGGGTGGATGGGGTGATATTGTATACCGCTTCCATCCATGTGGCTATTCTACCCAATGAATTATCATCCAATGCCTTTCCATTCCAATACACTGTCTTATCAAAAGTGTTGAATCGTAGCTGTGAAAAGTATGGATGTTTCATCAACAGAAGAACCACATTATATCTGGATGATTTCACGGTTTGGACAACCTGTCCAGATATCACGCGTGTATTCATTTTCAGCCCAAGTTCGATTGGGTCCACATAATCTTTTATATTCATATCTATCATTTTCCTATCTCCTAACATACACCAAATAATCTACCAAGACCAAACAACGTCCACCAATGTCCACAACTGTTCAGATGTCCACATTGGGCAGAAGTCCGATTTCCCAAGGGTGATACATAGAAATATGTAGCGTCACTTTTCCCACAATTTGGGCATTTCCATCCAACTATTCTTGGGTTATTTCCACCAGTGCTTCTTCCTTGTATCTTTTTTCCCAGTTCTACACGATAACTTTCTTCTGTGGCCAACTTTATAGATAGATGTTCTTTTGGGTCTTGTAGATAATATGGCATATTCTCTATGGATTTGGCTCTGTTCCTCATTCGTTCCAACTTTTCCATCTGTTCTTTCTTCTTGTCTTCCACATATTTGGTAACTGCTTCAAAATCTATGGAAAACAGCCCATCCCCAGATGATGGGATATTGACATGATATTTGGAACCAGTATTGGGAAGAAAATAGAAGCGCCTGGCATCTTTACACTGTTCATCCATTATTCTTCCTGTATGTTCAAAGAACATCTTCTTGCATTGCATCCAAGCCGCTTCCCATTTATCACTATTGGCAAAACACCCCACTGGTTCAGAGAATGGGATAACCAGCCGCCATTTGTGCTTCTTTTCTGAGTGGGAAAATGATGTATAAGCTATGTATCTGTAATCTTGGAAGGCTCTGTGGTATCCAAAATCCAATCCTTCATCTATATCAAAGACAGCCAGAGAGACTTTTTGAACATGGCAATTTTTCAGCCCTTGGGAAAACATGGCAGGTGAAAAGGCTGGGAGTTCTTCTTTCTTTGTTAGTTTTCTGGGATTGGTTATAAATGCTGCCAATTGTTCCCATGAATAATCCAATTGTATCCAGTTCTTTGTGTTGTATATTTTGCGTAATGCTGTTATGGTGTACATGTGCAATTTCCTTGTTTTGCATGATTAGGTGTTGTGGGGTGGGAGTGATTTCCCACCCCTTTTTTTTACTTTTTGATTTTTACTATGATTTTGGGTTCATATCCCCAAATCTTCTTGGCTTGGATGGTGTGTACAATACAATCATCTGGGATTATTTTCGCATCTTGCCAGGCATCGAGGACACCTTTTTGGAGATTGTCGATATCTGGCTTTTGAATGTGTAGCCCCCATGGCTTATTTTCGGAGAAGAACCAAAATTCAATATCCATTGATATGGGTTTATCGTATCTGGGGATATTCTTCTTTTCAATCTGCCTGACTAACTCTTTTTTCCAAAGGACATATTTTGGGGGCATGTAGGGACGGCCATATTTGGTGAAACGTGGCCTTGGGCATGGTACAGGATGAATATCGAATAAATAGATATCATCATAATTATCATGCTTCTTATCTCCCAAAATGGTGGTTAAAATGACTCTTTGCCATATGCCCATTTTATAGGGTGTTTGAGAGATGACTTTGATAATCTTCATCATCTGCTTATGGGTTGGCATACGTTCACCATCCAACCACTTATAAAACAAAGCCTTTTTCGTTACTTTTCGTATGGCTGGATATTCGTAATCCAAACGACTCAATAATTGTACAAATGTTTCCATTATTCTTCCTCCAATATTCCACTGTTCCAAATCTGTTCACCAATCCACTGGCTACATTGTGGCACGATAGCATTTCCAAGGGCTTTCAATCTAGCCACCCTTTGGGAAATCCCATCATCCACTGAACATAGTGGGGATTCAGCCGTGCCTTTTTGCCAAAAGTTCCATTTCTGGCCATCGCTTCCAAACATTTGCTGGCTTGGGTATTCCCTTTCAGACGATATTTGTGTTCGTTCGCTGTGGGAGTCGGCAAGATACGAGATACAGAACCATCTGGCTCTTCTATGATTGGCCCCGAAATCCGAAGCTCGTATAACCGTCCATTCTGAATCATACCCGATTTGGGCAAGGGAGCCAAGAACCTCGAGTCCCCCCAATCGAATGATATTTGCAACGTTTTCCAACACAATGACCCGTGGTTTTCTTCTGAGTTCGCTAATAACCCTATACATTTCCCACCAAAGACCCGACTTTTTTTCATTGGATAACCCCTCTTGTTTTCCCGATATGGAAATGGATTGGCACGGAAAACCGCCACATATGATTGTGGGTGGTTCCAAGTTTTTTCCATTTATTTTTGTAACATCATCATATAATTTGGCCTTGGGCCAGTGTTTTCTTAAAATTGATTGACAATATTTGTCTTTTTCAATCTGCCAGATGGTTGATGAATTGGGAATAGAATTTTCCAAACCCAATTCATAACCCCCGATTCCACTGAAAAAACTTCCAATGGTTATCATAATATCACATCCCAGATTTCAGATGGTTCCACTTCCAAAGCATCTGACAATGCTTTTATGTGGTTGACATTTGGGGGTCTTTCACCATTCACCAAACGAGATAAAAGACTCTCATCCATATTCATCTTATTGGCCAAATCTCTTTGTGATAGCCCAAATTCGTTCATTTTGAGACATAGCCAGATTGGGAAAGTAGGACTTTTAATTCTTTCTTCAGCTCCCACCATTCCATATTTTTGCACTAGTTTTCTGATAGGTCTGTATGTCATTAGTTCTTTGATTTCCATTTTATTCTCCTTGTTTGATAAAGTTATTGATAATTTTAATTTTGTTTCCAATGGTTCCATCATATTTTTGGAACCAATTTGTACATGTTGGGCTATCTGTTGTGGCTACATATATTTCTTTGTCGTCATGTTCATATTGCATGTGATTTACTGTCATCCACTTCAAAGCAAAATCTTCTTCATAATGTTCTTGTGATGATTTACGAACAATTACTATTTCACCTTCTTTCATATCTGTTATGATTTCTGAAGAACAGGTGAACCACTGTTCAAAATCAAATGGAACCGCATAAACCCCAGCAGGGTTAATTGGAACCTCTATTGCTTGATATTGTTGTTTTAGCATCTGTTCTATTATTCTTTGTTGATTATTGACCATTTCAAAAAGAGTATCCAATAGAGTAGATACATCTGTTTCATAATTAAATATCAAGTCTTGTTCCTTTATTTTTGTAAGAACATGTCTAATATTTTTTGGGTATTGCTGTGCAATTTTCATTTTTTATTCTTCCTTGTTAAAAATGTCTTGACTTGTCATATTGACAATCATATTATTACTTTGCGTTTGTCATTCTGTCAAGCGAAAAAAAACAAGGAAAAAAATATGTATGCTTTTGTATATGAATTACATTTGATGATAGCACCTCTCAAACCCATCATCCAAAATCTGTCTATCTCATCCTCTATAATGGGGATTATGCTATATTTGATTTGGGAATCGAACATAGGAAAATAACATGGAAAATATTGTATACCTGGACACTGAAACCACTGGATTGGATTGTGATTATCACGAGATTATTTCTGTTTGTGTAATACGTAAATCAGATGGAAAAATTTGGACATGGAAAGCCAACCCAGATTGGCCGGACCATATAGATGATATGGCTGTGGCTGTAAATGGCTACACCCCACAAGATTGGGATACAGCTATCACCCAAAATGAAATGGCCCACGAACTGGGGATGATTTTGGATAGGGCTGTGATTGTTGGTCATAATCCCAAATTCGATTTGGGATTTATAGAAAACCTCTTTTGGAGACATCAAGTTAAATGCAAAGTTTCCCATCGGGCTATCGACACCATCACATTGGCATTTGTTTATCTGGTTCCATGGGGGCTGAAAAGCTTATCCATGGATGCCATCAGAACGTTTTTGGGCTGGAAGAAACACAAAATCCACACAGCTATCCAGGATACCAAGGATGTTAAAAAACTATATGAAATCCTCACATCATATAGAAGATTTATTTTGTATTCCTGGATTATCAGCAAGAAGATTTTATCTATATGTAAAAAAATAACGGGTTTCTTTACAAAGGGATTTCCATGGAAAAAGTGAGAAGTCCACATTTTTCCATGTGGCTGTGTAGGCAGAAAAGAACCACAAAATTCAAATGGAAAGATTTGGCCAATCATCTGGATATCACTACCCAAGGGGTGGATAACTATGCCAAGGGTTATAGCCATCCCCAAACCATGAAACTATATCGGCTGTGTGAATTCATAGCCATACACACCAACAAATCCACAGAAGTGGTTTGGTATGAAGCATTGAAGCCGATTATCAAAGATTACAACCATAAAACAAGGAAAAAAACATGAGAAGGAAATTCAATTCCAATCTACTACCCACAACATGGAAAGCCATTCCATCAGAAACTGATTTTTGCCCAATACGATTTGGGGCTTGGGTACTGGAAACCCAAAGATATCACAAAGTCAATACTGTAATGATGGAAGATTGGGGCTTTAACTCCCAAACCCTTACAAGATGGAGAAGACAACGACAAAAGAAACGCCCAACCCATGGGGCTATTCTCAAATTTTGTGCTGGAATTCGTGATTTATCCACCAGGCGTGTGATAATCGAAAACCTTATAGAAGAAGCCAACGAACACATGAAACAACAATAAACAAGGAAAGAACCATGATACACCTGTATAACAAAGATTGTATGGAAGCAATGGCATCCATGCAAGATAACGAATTCGATTTGGCAATTGTTGACCCACCATATGGGATAAACATTGCAGACTGGGATAAAAATATCCCGAAATCAGAATATTTTTTAGAACTATTTAGAGTTTCAAAAAAACAGATTATTTGGGGAGCTAATTATTTTAATCTTCCTCATAAACAAGGTTGGCTTTGTTGGCATAAATTAAAAGGATTAAAAGGAGGATTAGGAACACAGAGTGAATTTGAATTAGCGTGGACTTCCTTTCTAAAGAAAGCTAAATATATCGGTTTAACATATAATGGAAATGTTTCTGGTTGGGATAAACCAAGACCAGATTATAATCCTATATCAAAAATTCATCCTACACAGAAACCTGTGGCCTTATATACCTGGCTTCTCGATAAGTACGCAAAGAAGGGATGGAAGATACTGGATACCCATCTGGGAAGTGGTTCTTCTGCCATAGCTGCCCATAATATGGGCTATGAATTCCATGGGTACGAGCTGGACAAGGAATATTATCTGGCAGCCAAAGAAAGATTGGAAAACCACCAAAGACAATTAAAACTACCATTGGAGATATAGAACCATGATAATCATTTGTTACCAAATCAAGGATTTTGAAACATACACCAGAACCCAAAGCCCAAGAAGTGTTGGGGCTATTGCCATCAATGTCCAACAAATTTCCACAATCACCCCAATGGAATTATGGGTGGATGGGAAAGAGAAAGACAGACATATCACATCTGTAACCATGCAAAATGGAACGATATTCTATCTCAATCATTCATTGGATGAAATGGATGGGATGCTTCGAGGAATTACCTGTGTACATGACTACAGAATGCAACATGGAACCCACTATCTAATTCCACAAGAATATGAAAAGCCGGAGTACTGCCATGATTTTGACGACCATATATAAGAAAGTATACCAAATTCCAAAATATGGAAAATGTGTTTATTGGGAACTGGATATCAAAGGATATTGGGTTTCTGTTCGATATATTCCATCCAAGGGATTTTGGGGCTATTGTTCGTGTGTAGCTGCTGAATATAGAAAACCATGTAAACATCTGAAAATGGGTATTGACACCATGAAAAAAGAGATGGGATATAATCCCACCCCTTAATCTTTCACAAGTCAATTTATAGGTGCCCTTGGACAATCCTTGGGCACTTCTATTTTAACCGATTTCTTTTCGGATTTCTTCCTTTAGTTCTATTTTTTCCACCTTGCTTTTCACCTTCTTCAGGTCTTCCAAAGCATGGAAGATTTTTCTTATCTGCTTTTCGAGGGCTTGTATTCTGGTTTCCAACTGAGTGACCAAAGCATCCCTATCTGCATTTAGTTCTTTTATGACAGATTCGAAGCGATTTCTTAATTGAAACTCTTCTTCTTTTGCTTCTGTTCTCATTTCCTTTATCTGGTCCATCTGTTCCTTTCTGATGTCCTCCATTTTGGAACGTTGTTCTTTTAGGTCTTTTTGTGCTGTCAGATATTGCCAGATGATAAATCCCAAGAATGGGAAGTTAGACAGCATATCCACCAAAAAAGTTCCACTATCCATAGACATATCAACACCCCAAATATTCAATCATATCCAGCCCACCACAATCTATCTTCTTATTGGATACATGGAAATGGTGAACAAAGCCTTTCCATTTTCCTTTGGTGGCTGGTTCGTACAGACAATCCAACATTTTTCCATCTTTGATTGGGCACCTCATGGGAATATCGCATGCATTGGCCACAGCCTTCCACAAAGCCTGTAAGGCTTCCATCTGAATGGGATAGAACCCCATATGTGGTTTCAACTTCTTGCCACGAACAGTTCCTTCCCACATTGGCCTTTCTGGAAATCCATTCTTTGTATACCATGATTGATATTTTGGATAATATGCGTTTGCTATCTCCACACCAATGGCAAATTTATTTGTATTGCCAGCGTGGAAGGTGATGTGTTGCATGTCACAAGTTTGATAAATGGTGCCATCATTATCAATAAGAAAGTGGACAGATAAACCACGATTGTCCAAAACTTTTTGGCATATCGAGGAAGAAAGGCATACATCCCAATGGTTCACAAATATTTTTGGTTCCCTTGGTTTTCCAATCTCCTTACGATAATGTTTGGCTTTGTGTCCATTGGGTTCATCCCAAAGAACAACCCGTTCCCACTCGATATCAAAAAAGTTTCCATCATATACAATTTTCTTTGTACCTGGTTCCAGCTCGTGGGGTTCCCACTTCGATATTTCAGATTCTCTTTTTACAAAGATACGTCTATATGTGGAAGGTCCACACAATCCATCATCTTCCAATCCATGTTCTCTTTGGAATTCCATGATAGCTTCATCCAATATCTTTCCAAACGTGTCCACCCCAAACCATTGGGGATTCCATCCGAATTTTCTGGCTGAATTTTGATTATACATTTCTTTCATACCTATTGGGGTTTTCATCAATTTTTACGTTTATCAGCCATCGACCAGCAGAAAAGACTTTTTGAATGATTTGGCATTTTTGGTTATTGAGTCCAATTTCACTGTCTGTTATTTCCACTATATCACCCAAAACCAGATAACCATATCGAATAGATACACTATATTGAACAGTTCGAATTGGTAGGGCTTCTTGTTCCAATATATCTTGGGCTATTCGTTGGGCTGTCAGATTGGAATAACAATAATCCAACTCAATAACCTTTTTCTTCTTTCCATATCTTTGGATGGATAGCATGGATTTTGGATGGGCTATATATGCCGTACTTGCCAGGTTTCCACCAGCGGGGATAATATTGGAAACCTGTACAAATGTAGTGAAATCATCCACCACCCCATTTCTGGCATAACGTACAGTGATAACATTGGATACATCTTCTGGGGTGTTCTCTGTTGTTACTGGTCCATATCGTTCCCAATCTGGACTTTCTGAGATGGATAATCTGGGAGCCAACACCAATCCACTCTGATGGATATCAAGAACGGGTTTCAGCCCATTGGGACCATTCACCACATGGATGGGAAGATGGGCAAGAATATTCTTTTGGAGCCATTGAAACACTGTGATTTTGTCATCATTGACATATCCAGCAAATTCGTATTGATTGAGATATGGCCTCAATGAATTCCATGCTTCATAATCAACATCATCTGTTAATTCACTGAGTAACCAAAGACAGATATCACCAGCCCCAGAAAGGTTTCCTGTTCCCACTGGATTGGGATAAGCCCCACCATCATCCCATTCAACCCATACTTGTCTATCTGAATTGGCCGCTACACTAACAGGGATAGTACTGGTATCCAATATTTTCACATATGTATATACACGATTATCGATATTCACAAAAGTGAATGTCAATGAACTGTCCACTTGTCCAGTATTGGAAAACAAATTCACTGAAGCCGCATTGGTGACATGTCCAGCAATTAGAAAGAATATAGGGCCATTTGGGGCTGATGGGTCATAGGCTATAACATAGGCAGGGGTTATTGGAATACTGGCATCCAATCCGCTTGAATGTTCCACCCCATGCAATTCACCAAATACCCAAGGAATGGCCTTTCCTCTGTGGATATCTTGGACTTCAATAAGCCCCCTTTCATACGTAAAATCTGGTTCCACATATAGGGCAGAAGAACAAGATACATCTTCTATGTACATGTTTTCACCAATCACAGTAGATAGAAGCCCTTGGGATGATATGAAAACCTCATTTTCCACACTGAATTCCACATATCCAGTGGATTGGCCTGGATGCCCATATACTGGGGTGGTTACAATTCCCTTAAAAACGATTGGACGAAAATCATAATCTGTTAGAATTTGGCCATTTTGGACAAAAACATATCCAATTTTCACCTTGGAACCCTCAATGAATTTTCCATTCATCTGGTCCTGTGCTATGTTCCTATCTGGAAATGTGATGGCAATGGAAACTGAATCTGCTTCAATCGAGATATCCCCTACTTTTTGCAGTGATTGGGAAAGTTCTATATCTTCCAATCCTCCAAAATATGGATAGCTTATCCCATCCCCATCCACCAAATCCATGGTTATAGTAGCGAATCTGTAGCTATCCCCAAGATAATCAATTTCCATTGTCCATACAATGTCCACATCTTCCCAATCTCTTTTTGTACCATATGACATTACGTGACCTGTTTCATGTTGATTGTGGCTATTCTGAAGACTTCACCGGTTTGGGTTTGGAGTTCATCACCCACAACGTGTTCTATCTGGATGTTGCTTTCCAATGTTACCAAAACTTGTTCATCCACCCGCCCCAAATATCGTTTGTCCTCAAAAGAAGAAGTGGATTTGGTTATGTTGGGAAGATACACAAAATGTTTTAATTGCCCTTGGACATAATCGAGGAAACCCAACATCAAGTCAGGGGCTTCATTGTTTACTGCTATGGGCTCCGCGTTGGCAGTGGTAGAAGATACCCAATAATCAATATCTGGGGTTCCTCCTTGTAGCTGGGAAATATCGATTCCATCTGTCCAAGCCAAAGAATATATTCTTTGTGGTGGTCTAAGTTCTCTTGAATATCTCATTCCATCTTGGGTTTCAATCGTTTCTGTTCCACTTTCCATTGAAATGGTTCTTCCTCTTCCATATTGCCTACCTGGAACTATAACTGGTCCAATTAGAACTTCACCAATTCGGATATCGTTATGATAGGTGACTTGGCTGGAAATCTCTAATTTGAAGCCACTGGCTTGGATGCCATTGAAATTTATAACCATGGAAAAATTATTGGGGATAAGATATACAGTGGTGGCACTGGATGGGGGTGGGGTTTCAAATGTTATTGTAGCCTGTTTGGTTCCAGTAGCTGTTCCACCAAATTTTCCTTCTGTATTCGATACTATTTTATGTGCTACGTTTGTTTCTCCCACTGAAAAATAAGCCGTCCACCCCACAAGTTCATTCAGTGTGAAATATGGCTGTGTTAAAGTGGCATCACCACGGATAGTTCTCCCTTTTACCAAACATCCGCATCTGATTTCATTTTGGATTGTAGCCAAAGAAACCCAAGTGGTGCCATTATGATAGAACAATTCTCCACTTCTCCAATTTACATTGGCAAAATGGAAGCCCACCAAATCATTGGGCATATGTTCCACCAAAGTCGAACCAATATCATTGTATAACTTCCAAGATATGGTTTGGGCAGCCACGGCACCACTGGCCACGGCTGTACTTCTCCACTGTATTCTTGGGCTTGGGCTAGTGGATTGGAACGTGTTTCCAATCGGATAATCATATTGTGGGATGATATCGAATTGTTCACCCTCATAAGTAGAACCATCAGTGGATGATATCGATACATTATCATACACATAAGCAAATTGCCCAAGGGGTGGAAAAGGCATGGAAGCACAATCATCAGGATTTACAAACCCCGTGGCCAATTGTCTTCCTGTGGCTGTGAGATTGGAGACATGGAATTCATTCCAATCTGTTGTATATGCACTGGCATAAGTGAGATGGCCAAATTTCACTATCTGCCCTGCACTGGATGAACCCGAAGAAGTAACGGTTCCACCATCAATTAGAACTGTCCATTCTCGTGTTTCATCATAATCCAAGCTTCGATACCATCCAGAAACTTTATTATTGGCAATGGAAAACAGAATATCCACCCCTTGGGTGTTATCATGGGTTTTTGTTGCCAATCGAATTCCACCAAAATCATCATCCACCACTATTCCTGTGGGAGTAATATAGACACCAGCTCTATATCTGATGGTTCCATTATCAATTTCCAAAGTGAATCCTCTTTGGGATGTGGAAATATCGCCCCCACTGACAACAATCAAAGAACAACGAATTATCAAACCTTGGGTCACATAATCGGTATTGGTTAAACTGGTTGGGAGATTGTTCCAAGTATACACCCTTTCTTGGGAACCAGCCCCAGTGGATGTAATTCGAAGTTTTCCACCAGTTATTGAATCTGTTCCAGAACCTACAACACCCAATCCACTGATATCGCTTGGAACATCGAGTGGAAGATAATTTCTGATAAATCCAACCCGCCCCCAATCTGCTTCATCCCCTGCGTAATCATTTTGTGGAAGATTGACAGTGGCATAACCTCCCAAATATGTCATGAGTACAGAATTATCCATGGTGGTGGAACTGTTCATATTGGAGACAATCACCCCACGACCAAGCCAATGAACAGCCATAATATTGGATAATCTGGTGAGGCTATCATCACAATCCAATACAACCCCTTGGGCCACTGTATAATTACCATTGGTGTATCTAAATGTCGTTCCATCACTGGAATATTTGCAATTGATAAAATCATTGGAGCCACCACTATACATGTACAAATAGATGCTCCCATCATCATTTATCAAGGTTGCCAAATCTCCACCTGTCATGTAATCATCTGTCCCTGTACTGGCATTTAAGGCAGTCACAGCAACAAAAGCCGAACTTTCCCGAAGTAGATGAATATTGCTGAATGGGTTGGGGAGTTCCATATAATGTACATGTGTTGTATCACCAATATAGCTGAAAACATATCTCCCCAATCGTTTTCCAAGGTTTATCATTCTGAATGAATTGCTTTCCAGATTGGTGGATGTACTCAATAATGTAAACGTGCCACCCCCATCTATGGATACATATTGGAATAGCTGATTTCTCTTTGTAATGGATGTATTGTTGTATTCTGTTTCCACCAAAAGAACGATGGAACCACTGATGGAAACCATTCTCATTCTGATAATTTCATATGTGGTGACACCCGCCCCAGAACTGGTTCCCACTGATATCGATAATTCCCATCCTTGTCGTGATACTGTGGACCATGTGACACCATCATCAGTGGAACGATACAAACGAATATTCGCTTTCCCATCATCTTCCAAAAGATGTCCAAGAAGAATAGAACCATCTTCCAATTCACACATGGTAGTAGTTATCTGTTGTGTTCTGGATGCGAAAGATGGAAATGTATATATTGTGTGGGTAGTACTGGCACCCGTTTGGGGTATTCTACGTACAAACACAATATCATTGGTGTAATCCTGGAAAATGGCTATCAATAATGTGTTTTCACTCGTTACGAGGCTATCTTGGACATAATAATTATTGGAAATCACAGTGGATATATCTCGATACTGAAACCCAGATATAGCGTTATAAGCATCTCTTCCATATTCCGTAGTATTGGATACAATATTATCTTTGAATGTAAATCGGGAACCATAACCAGCGGAACCCGCCTTTCTGGAAACAATCGTGATATTTCCATTTGTACTTTGGGCACCCTTGGACAACAATCTCATTTTGGATGATTGCAGTGGATAGGGGTCCCCAGCCGTGGGATTTTGTTGGGTGAAACTAGATTGGCTTTCCCAGATATTGGAAACACCCAAATCCATGGGGAGTATGAAACCTCTAATATATTCTGGTGTTTTATTCGTTCCCATATCAATATCCCTTTCTTCCAGTGGATGAACCACCCATTCCCATGGCTGTTCTTCCCTTTATAAATCTATCATAATGTTTGAATGGATTCATCACTATCACAGTGGGTTCCAAACCCTGGCCTTTTTCAATTGCCCTTACACCTTCAGCCCCAATCTTGGAAACTGCTGATGTAGATAATATGGCTTCACCTCGTTTGGCTCTTACCATGGTTTCATCTGGGGCCAATGGGCTGGCATCGCCAATCATACCACCCATGTGGAATTTGGGTTGTTGGGCAGATATCACAGCCAATTGGGCCGCACCAATAGCACCCATGGCACCCATAGCAAAGGGGCCAAGTGGAGCCACAGCCACCACATTTTTGGCAGTTTCGATAACCACATCTGCCATAGAAGCCGCTTTTCGTATCCCAAAGGCTATTTTTTCAGTTTCTTTGGTCTGATTTCCAAATGTTTCCACCAGTTGGGCGGCTGCTTCGAAACCCATCCCCATCTGGTCAACCATAAAAAGGGCTGCTTGGGCTTCTGCTTGTTTTCTGAGTTCTATACCCTCCAATTTTTTTTCTAAAATTTCAGCATCTTTGGCAGCTAATTTATCAAAGTTTTCCATCTGTAAATCTAACAATTCGTTTTCAGCGTCAATCTTTGCGTCTTTGATTTCTGTGGTTATTTGTTCGCTTCTTTTGGAAAATGCTTCTTCCAATTCCAAAAGTTTTTCATCTTCTTCCACTGTCCTTTCTTTCAAAAACAATCTTTCTATTTCTGGTCCAAGCGTATCATTCAATATTTTCTGTTGTTCTCGTAAATTGATGATTTCTTTATTTCGATTGGCCAGAATTTGTTCTTCTGTTGGGAGAGAGTCTATCCTTCTATCAGTTTGTTTTTCAATGCTGTTATTGATATCCTTGAGAACATTGGCCAATATTCTTTCTGCTTGGGCCAATTCGTTCACTTCTTTGGTCACCTTTGGGATATTTGTTACAGTTCCAGTTCCTGTTCCTGTTCCTGTTCCACCACTGGTTCCAGTTCCACCACTGGTTCCAGTTCCAGTTCCACCACTGGCCATAGTGGCAGCCATTTTTTTTCTGAAATCCTCCAATTTGGCTTGGGCTGTATCCAAAGAGGATACAATAGCACCACCACTTTTTCCAAAGTTTTCAAATTCATCATTCATGACGATAAAAGCACGTTCAGCATCTGAAGAGGAACCAACAATTTTCTGAATTAAAAAATCCATGGTGGCCAATTGGAGATTTCCAGCCGATATAACTGTTCCAAATACATCCCCAGCAATGGAACCCAAGAAGATAATCGCTTCAGTGGCTCCCAGAATGGCATTGGTCAAGCCCTTCCCACCACTTCCACTTCCACCCATGAGAACATCCACCAATCGCATCATCTCACCCATCACAACATTGGAAGCCGTGGCAGATACTCTTTGGAAATTGGCCATTTGGTTTGTCATGTTGGGACCAGTGGAAACCCCAAAATCTTCCGCCAATGAAACAAAGGCTTCCAAATTATCTATGGCTCCACTTTGGATGAATTTGGGGCCTGCATTTCTCCCAAATATTTCAGCCGCCAAAGCCGCTTTTTCTTCTTGGCTGGTCACCGCTTGCAAAGAATGGAAAACATCTTTTAATACTTCATCCGCTGTTCGTAGCTGTTCAAATCCATCCACTGTATGGGTGGTAGCCACTCCCAGTTTTTGAAATGCTTCTTTGGCTTTCTTGGAACCATTGGCCGCCTGGTTCATCATTTGTGGAAGACGTATCAAACCCATTTCGAGTTCTTCAAAAGCCAATCCACTTCCTTCAGCCGCCAATCGAAGCCCATTCAATGTATCAACATTCACACCTGTTTTGGCACTGGCATCCACGAGCTGATTGGACATATCGGCCATTTTTTGGCCAAACATCAAAATAGCAGCCCCAGCCGCAGCCGCCCCCACAGCAATGGCAGAAAAAGAACCTTTTATGTCTTTTCCTACTCCCTTGGCTTTCTTGGATACTCCTTCCAAAGCATCTTTCTGTTTTTTGGCTGATTTCTTGGCTTCTTTGGATGCTTTTTCATATGCCTTGTCCAGATTATCCACAATTTCTTTGGCTTCTTTCTCAGAAACTTGGCCTACTTTTTCCAAGCCCTTCACCAGATTGGAAACTTCAGCTCTATATGCTATCTGAATTGTACGATTTATATCAGCCATTATTTCACCTTCTTCTGTTCCATTATATATGCATCTGCCAACTTTTTCACGATTTTATCCACATTCGCTTTGGCTGGTTCCCACATGGTTACATCTGCCACCAATTTTCCTGTGGCTACTGTGGATGGGCTTCCATTTTCTCTTTTGGAGTAGTCAGCCGCTTTTATATTGTAGGCATATGGGGCCATATTTCGAAAAAATCCTTCAATGGCTTTTCCACCTTGGATGATACGAATTCCAGATTGGAATTTGTCAATGGAACGTTTACTGGTTTCTTTCTGGATATATGTTTCTCCACTGGCTTTTGTTACTGGTTGGCCATATCTGACATTCCAATTTTTTTTGGCAAAATCAATTCTATCATCCAATTCAGTTTCAATAATATGAAGAGTTAAAGGAGCCACATCTCTTATGGCATCCTCTAACATTTTCTTCATTGTTCCAGTGATTTCTATAGAACCCTTTCCCTTTCCGTATCGTAATCTTTTACTCATCACATCCTCTTCTTTTATATCTTTGATGTTCTGTTTTGAGTCGATTCAACTGGAAAGATTTCTTCTTCTTGTCGATATCTGCCTTTTTCATGTTGGAAATTTTATAATCCGCTATAAGTTCAGCCTGGAGATTTTTGGGCTGGTTGAAAAACCAATTTGGTTCTTGTCCCCAAAATCTGGATATCAGAAAACCAGTACGGATTATCCCCCCTACTGGTCTGTAGAAAAATTTTCAGCCGTTTCTACCTCGGGTTCTGTGGCTATATGTTCTGACATTTTATGGAAAAGTTCAGTTCCAATATTCAGAACATGGATGGGGTTCACTTTTTTGGTGGATAACCATTCTTGCATCCTCCCACCATAGGCCAATAAATCACAATCAGCCAGATTATATTTGGGCTTGGATGGGTGATTGGATAACATACAACCCCAAAGAGCAGCGAACAACCGCCCCAACTGTGCACGGTTTGGGTTTGTGCTTATCATATAGAACACATCCCAAACCACGCACATGGATTTTGGCATATCAAACACATAATCAACATTAGAGATATTCTTTTTCATGGTTCATATCCCCAATTATGCTGTGGCTCGTGTAATGCTTCCATACACTTCACCAGTGAAAGAAACGGCTGTGGGGTTTCCTTCTGCCACGCTGGCAGTTAGTAAAACTTTTTGGAAGGTTGCTTTTGTATTGGAACCACCCAAAGCACTCATATCAGCCTGGAATTCTACAGTTACCAAGAACTGTTCAAATCCTGTTCCACCTGTACTAGTAGCCGATGAAGAATTATTGGTCTTGTATACAAAATCCAGAATCGTATCTTCTGTATTATCTGCCAACTCTCGAAGATGGACAGAAAAAGAAATTGATGGAATCGGGTCATTTCCTGCTCTCAGGCCCACAATTGTAGCCCTATCATAAATCACGATTCTCTCGGCTTTGTCAAAGTTTGCATTGAAATCGCCTGCCTCATAAGCCACTGTATATGATACAGCATCGCCATTTGTTATTGTTATTGTTCCATCCCTTGGGACAGCAACCACGGTGCTTTCACTCATGATATTCTCCTATTTGGTTATGTGGTTAAAGGTATAAAATTAAGAAGTTCAAAAGATAGCGTCGATATCATGTATTCGCCACTATCTGTTAGTTGTCTATTTGTAGATTGTAATTTGATATGTAGATTTTGATATAATGTTGTATTGGTCCTATCCAATAGATTGGCTATAATTGTATTCTCCAAATCCAAAGAACCATCCACATCCACCAATTGGGCCAATGGTCTTATTCGATAGGCCAACTTTATATCCATATCTGTTTGTAGCATCGCCCCTTCTGTGGGTCGTTGTCTATCATCTTGGGCAGTAGAACCACCAATGGAAACAGAGAAAGCTTTGTGGGCTATGGAATTGGGTGTTCTCCCAAAGCCCCCATAAGGTAAGGGTGATTGTTTCAAACCAGCCCCCACAATTCCTTCCAATGCTGTGGCTATCCGTGCTCTGATTATTGATAGTTTTACAGTGGCCATATCAGTATTTCCGATACTTCAATCTATGATATCGTGATGGTGGATTACTGGTGGAAATCATTGGAAAAGCAGCTCTTCTTTTGTCCACATCATCAGCCATTCCATCCCCATCCATATCATATCTGAAGGATATCATTTTCCAGTTATATTCATAGCTTTTGATGGATTCTCTATACAAATCCAAATATCTTCCTTGAGATTGGCCGAGGCTACTGTGCATATTTCGCCATATCAAAGCCAGCGTTAATTCCAAGTGGGATGAACGAAGACTTTGTGGGTCTGTAATAAGATATGGAAGGTTGCCTTGTTGTCTCAATCTTTCCAGTATTCGAACCCACGCTTCATCAATAAAACGTTGCCATCCATCGGTGTAGCTGGCTGGAAGAAGATTGGCCAAATCGCTATAAGTAGCTTCCAAATCAATATCTGATATGCATGGATACAGTGGCCGCCTACAAAGATAGGCTGGTCTTTGGAATGTATATGTAACCCCACCAATTTCAACTTCCCATAATTCAAAAAGTCCATCTGATAGGGACATGGAATCTGGAACAGAAGAAGAAGGAATGGTGAATTTGCATTTGCTATCAGCAATAGTGGCAGATGAAACAGCAATGATATCTGTTCCATCTTCTGCCAATAGCTGATATGTGGCTGATGTGGGAACCACAATAGCAGCATCCCGATATATCGCCAATTCCACAATTTGAGTTTTCCCACGTTGTATCATTTGTGGAACTCTTATCCGTGGTGCGTAATATTCACCCAACAAAGCCATTTTTCAATCCTAAGCGTTAATTACTTGATACCATTGTGACCCGTCACAAGCTATCATCAGCCCTTTTCCATCACCCACAAGAATGGTGGTAGAATCTGGTTTTGTCACTGTTAAATCATGTCCACCTGAACCGCTATTGGCAATCCAAAAAACCATTCCATCTTTCAAGGCTGGAAGATTGACAACACGAGTACTTCCACCAGTATTCAGTACCTGTACCATTGATGATGATTTATCCAATGTTTTGGCACCCGCTAAGGTTTCTACGTTGACACCGTTTTTTAGTACAATTTGACGTGGTACTGTGAAAGATTGTTTTCCGTTATAATTCGCCATTTCGAAATCTCCTGATTTTGTTGTTATTTCCCATTTTTATGGTCATGACGTTTGGCTACATTTCGCGCTATTTCACGAGCTGCATCCACATCTATCTTACCACTAGTTTTTCTTTGTTGTTCAACAATTTTTCCAACAAATCTTTCGTATACATCTCTTTTACTAGACATCTCTTTTTCCTTTTGTTTTCTTTGGTGGTTTTCCATTGTCGTTCACTGGTCCATTATTCAGAATGTACGCTTGCATGAGTTCCAGTTTTTTTACATCTTTTTCATATTGCCCAAGAAGTCTTGGGGTCATGTTTTTCCCTTCATTTCTCTGGACTCTCTTTTGTTGCATATCTACAAAGAATTCGAGAATGTCCACATCTGGCATCTGAATTACACCAGTATCCAAAAGTGAAAATCTCCAATCATTATAAGATGCCTGGTCTTTCTTCCACACTACGCGATTTCCTACGATTTTTGGAGTATCCCAGATTGATGAATAATACCAGCCCCCAGATTTTGTTCTGTGGCGAGTTTGATATCCCATTTCCCAATCCAGTACTTCAAAACCATCATCCATCATTTTCACCCTGGCCATCTGGCTATCTGTTCCACCACCTGGCACCATCCGAACACCATTCACCCCAGCGATTTCAAAAAGTCTTCTGAATTTGGGGAGGAACATCCAAGCCCCTTTGTATTGTATAAATTCCCAACATGTATTGGGATGGTGCATATACCAAAATGGTGCATTTTGTCTAATTGGTAGGGAATCTGCCCTAGTTATATCGTTTCCTGTCCAAGGTTGGTTGTTCATGGTTGCCTCGTTGTTTATTGTTCATGGTTCAAAAAATATAATGGTGGGGCCGAAGCCCCCAAAGGATGGGGAATGGGAACCATGAAAAGACAATCCCCATCCACCCAACAAGATAATTATGCGTCTGAAAGTAGCTCTACAATTCGGCTTTGTTCGCAAATTGCAGCACCTGTGTACGCTGTACCAACTACTTTTGTCAAAGAGTAGGCCGAATCACGTTCCAGCTCGACCAAAACGGGGGTTCCAGCGGGGCGAATTTCGCCAGCAGGACCAGCCAATGGAAGAGGAGTTCCCAAAGCATAGGCAATAGCACCGGCTGAAAACATAGCCCCAGAACGGTCAGTTCCATCAGATGGAACATAAGCAGATTTATGGATTTGGACACCCATAAAATCGCCTACAAAACCTTGTCCAAGACTCTTGATAAGGTCGTGGTGGGCTGGGTTAAAAGCTATTGCATTTGCGGTTTCATTACGAATCGACGATTGCAAATCCGCAATTTGCCGTGGGTGGAGGCAGGCGAAAAGCTGAGATGGGTTATTTTGAATTTCTAAAAGATATAGCCCGTCCATAAAATCGTCCACTGACATATCCACGCCAGTGGTTCCAGCGGAAGAAGTAGCAGAAGAGAACAAAGCGCAAATCATTTCCATGAAACGAGACTCAAAAGCCCCAGCCATAGAACCAGCCAGACGAAATACATCTATATCATTGCCCAATTTGGTCATAGCTGCCAAATCTGTAAGGTCGTAACGAAGACCAATCCGACCAACTGTGATATCTGCAATTGAAGAAGTAAGGTTGGTGTTTGCAATTTCAGTACCATCAGCCACGGTATTCATGGGTTCATACCCATCCAAACCCGCGTAACGCATTGAAAGGGCAGCACTACCAGCACCTGCAATATCGCCCGCAAAGAGCAAAGCCCCAGAATTACGGATAGAAGCCGCGTCAAAAAGAAGGGCACGCACTTCATTTTCTATCATTTTGTCAAGACGCAATCCAGGATTAGTACCTGTACTGATTAGCGTCGAATATTTAATTTCAGCCATTTTTTTTTCCTATATGGTTATTGGTTTTTCGTGGCCTACGCTGTTTACGGTTGCGAACCTAACCACACATTCACATTATACACAAGTTATTCATAACTGTGTATAACCTGTGTAGAACTTTTTATACACAAGTTATTCATAGGCTGTGTATAACCTGTGAATAACTTATTATATACCTCTTTTCTGGAAGATTTCCAAACACTCTTCAAAATCCTCCTTGGTTGGGTGATTTTTTTTACACCATCCAATCAAGTCTTTTTTATTCCTCAAATTGGTTATGTTGCTGCACATCTCCCCAGATATCTCACCCGTTGCGGAATTGGTTTGGGTCATACACATCAGCTCTCGACAAAGCCCATCCCCATTTTGGGTTATGAATACTGGTTCACAAATTGGAATAACCACATCTAGTTTGCCAAGTTCTTTGGCTACTGGGTCACTTGGTACGATTATGGTTTCTGGGGATTTCGTTCCTTGGATTATTCCAAAAGTCAAAGAACCACCCACGACCAAACCAACCACAGCCGCTATAATTATTTCTACCATAAATAACCTCATAAAAAAAGGGGATGGGTAGAGGATACCCACCCCCATAGTGGAGAGAAATCGACTACAAAGAAACAGCCAAATCAACAGTAACACCAACCGCGCTTGTAACTTTCAAGGCACTGGTGGAAATGTATTGGACATCCAACTGAACAAGATTTCCAGCCGAATCCATTGCGGATACATGAACCAGTTTCTTCCCAAGATTATGGGTGATGGTTTGGGCTGTGTTTGCGGTTAAAGTGCTTTGTGCTTCAAATCGCAATGCTTGCAATTCCAAAGAGAAAGAACCATTTCCAGCATTGTACACAATCAATTCATCAGCAGAAGAACCAGCACCGATGGCACCACGAACACGAGCATCAGTATAATACTGATTGGAACCTTCTGGAATATTGGATGTGGTGGCATTAACAGAAATAGCACCTGTTCCACTGTTATATGCTATGCCAGTTCCAGCACTGAGAACACCGCGAACACTAGCAGTGGAAACCAACAAATCACCACTTCCACTAGTGTATGATAAAAGGTTTCCAGATGCTGGGTCGGCTTGGACAGAACCACGTGCACGGGCTTGGGTGAAGTACTGATTGGACCCTTCTGCCACATCTGATGTATCACCATTGAAAGAAATTGTTCCACTGGAAATTCCAATGGCAGCACCAGCCGCAAAAGCACCACGAACACTGGCAGTGGAAACCAACAAATCACCACTTCCACTTGTATATGATAAAAGGTTTCCTGCCGCTGGGTCGGCTTGGACAGAACCACGCGCGCGCGCTTGGGTGAAGTACTGATTGGACCCTTCTGCCACATCTGATGTATCACCATTGAAAGATATGGTATTTCCAGAAACACCAATGGCCGCCCCACCTGTTAGGCTGATAGCCAAAGCACCTGTTCCACTGTTGTATGAAATCCCAGTTCCACCACTGATAGCAGCTCGACTTCTGGCATCTGTATAATATTTATTGGTGCTTCCTTCTGCCACCACATCACTGTCACCACTGAAAGACATGGCACCTGTACCACTATTGTATGTAAGGCCAGCACCACCAGAAATAACACCACGAACACTAGCAGTGGAAACAGCCAAATTACCTGTTCCACTTGTGTAGGTCAATAGGTTTCCAGCCGCGCCATCGGCTTGGACACTTCCACGCGCGCGCGCTTGGGTGAAGTATTGATTGGAAGAACCTTCAGCCACGATATCACTGTTTCCAGAGAATGCGAAGGTAATTTGTCCACTGTTTACAGAAGAAGAAAGACCAGAACCAGCCGCGATATTTGCTGAAATGGTTGCATTGGCAGCATTGACAGATACACCATCACCAGCAACAAGAACAGAACCAACTTCAGCCGCTGTTAGTGGGCTTTCAATCTGGGTATAGTTTCCAACCACAGAACCATCAGCACCAGAAATGATGTATGTTTCTGTTCCATCACTGGGAGCGGTAAGAATAAGAACATCACCTTCTTTTAGGCTAGCCGCTGTGGAACTTTCATTGGATACAAAATTAGCCAAGGTGGTTTGGCTATTGTCAACATGTACATCTGTTATTGCCAATGAATTAATGGAAAGTTCTCCACCTGATACTGATAGCATCGAAGAAGAACCACTGGCGATTCCATTGATGAAAGATAGGCTAGAAACATCTTGTTTCCGTACCATATGATTATTTGCTGTTGGGGCTGTTTCACATTCTACAGCACCCTTAAAATTTACTACTGGGTTAAAAAAATCCATGGATATATCTCCGTTGGGGGTTAAAAAATCTTATGTCAGATAAACCGTGCCAGAGATAGCCTCTACAAATGTAATCGTTATGGAATTGCTGAAAAATTGGATATCTCCCATTATCTGATAACCATCTGAATTTACTATCAAAACTCTGGGTTTGTGACTATAAGAATGGGAAATTGATACACTAGATTGATTTACAAAATCAGTTGTGGTTTGGCTTAGCCCATCGCCTGGTGGGCTGTATATTGGAATGGCCATGGTTCACCTTTTTCTATTCGAATATCAAATAAATAGTTGCTGTGGATGCCTGGCCAGCAAGATACATAAATCTGTCTGAACTGGTCTGAACTGGGTTGTATTGGATTATGCTGTTCACCGCTTGTGGAAAAGCCGCTGCCACTGGAGAAGAATTAATTGTTCCTTCATAAGATACTTTGATTGCTTGTGAAACTGCTTGGACAGTCACCAATTTGGCCCATTTTGGAAGTTTTATTTCTTCGTTTACCGTTCCAACACCTGTTAGAACATAATTTGCACCACCATTTTTCCAATTTAAAGTGGTAAGGTCAATTGTTGCCATGATATTTTTTCCTTTAGTTTATTGGTTATTTTTTCTTCTTTGTGTAAGTCTTTTTTTTCTTCTTCCCAGCCATCGACAAAGCTATAGCAATCGATTTTCTTTTGGGCTTTTTTGTTTTCTTGGATAAGCCTTTGTATTTTTTTCTTTGTGTTGCCATTGGGTTTTCCTGGATGTAGATAGTATTCACCACCTATATTATAGGCCGTTAGATTGGTTATCATTGCTTAAATCTGTTGTTTCTCATCTGATAATACTGTTTTTTGAGTTCTTCACGATTTTGGCGGTAAAAATCAAAATCATTTCCTGCTTTTTTCCAAAGGGCTTCACTTGTGGCATGGTCCTGTGTTGGGGCTACACCTTGATTGGTTGTAGGTCTTTGTCCCATTGGATTGGAAGATTGATAATTGGATGGGGCTTGGCTTTGGGCTTGGGCTGGGGCTTGGGCTGGGGCTTGGGCTTGGGCTGGGGCTTGGGCTTCTTGTCCTTCTTCCTGTATTCTGAAATATGGTTGTAAAACAGTGGGGATTTCTCCACTTTCACCCATTCCACTTATCCAATCTGATAACGATTTCTTATCCTTTGTGCTTTTTCCGTTCATCTCTTTGGAGTATTGCCACTCGATAAGGTCCCTTATTTCTGGGTCTGTTATTCCATGGCTGGCAATGGCTGAATGACGTTCATATTTTTGATTGGAAACAGCCAATTCATCCTGTAATTGGGAAAGTTGGGAAGCCATGGCATCCACACCCTTAACTTTTTCGGCCATAGTTTCCACCATGGCTTCCAATTCAGAAACTTTTCCTTCTGCCATTCGTTTTCCTTCAGCCACTTTAGATAGTCTTTCTCTAACTATTCCATCCACTTCAGATTTCAGAATATATTCTTGTCCTTCATGTTCAATTGTTTTCATGGTTCATTCTCCTGTATTATGCAAATTCAATTTTTTGTTGTCTTATGGTTCGTAATTTTTCAACTGCTTGTTCTTCAGTGGTGATATCTGGGTACAGTTTCATTATGGCATCCACTGGTCCAATCAGATTCTTGTCTAAAAGAGCAATGATATTTTCCCTTTGGGCTTTAGCTTCCATTTCTGACAGCTCGATACTCTCATAACTGATTATATACCCATCTTCTGGGTAATTGGTGTTCAAAATAGCATTGGATATCATGGCAGCCTTGGAAATTGCTTCCATATCAGAAACACGAAACTGGAATTCGTATTTTTGCTGGGCATCCCTCATTGACTCCTTACTCATTGCGATAGAATACCCACTTCTTGGGTCTGAAGATACTTTTTGTACACTGGCTGGGTCTATTCCCATTTGTGTGGCCAATCTCCTTTCATAAGTAACAATAGCCCCCAACATTGTGGAAGGGTCTGACATACCCGCCTGGAATTGTCCCAACATTGGTTGGGTGGAACTATCTGGGTCTGAGACAAAACAAAGAATGGATGATGGGTCAGCCGATAAACTCATTCTTTGGGATGCCATATTGGTATCCATAGTATTCAGACCAGCCAAAGAACAAGATACTGTATAGCGTTGAGGAAACGAATTATCGAACATAAGGTGCTTAAGGTATGTGTAATATGTGGAAGCCACCATGCTTCCTGACACTACTTCTGATAGTTGATAAGGTGAAAATAGTTTCCCATCTATACTGGCATGATAAAAGACCCATGGAAGAAATGGTTTTCCAGTTCCATCACGATATGGGTATTTCTCCCCACTATGGTTTCCACCAAGGAAGATATCAGATAAATCATCACCCAATTTTCCATCATTTTCTATTTTGTGAACTGCATATTTGGGATTGGACATATCACGGATATCATAACAATCAGCCGTCCAAAACATTTCACCTGTTTCATCATTTTGGCGTAGTCTCAATTCATAAATATAGTTTGCTCTCATTGGGTCCCCGGCTGGGGCCATGGCAAAAACCATATCTGGTGTCACTGGACGAAACATTATCTGATTGGAGTCACTGATATCTATTCTCATCAACATTTCACGAAGTCCAATAGTCTTGAATTGTACACTAGACATCATTTCGAAATATTGGCTTTTATCCAAAGCCCCTTGGGGGCCTATGAAATCAAAAGCCGCTTGGGCTTTGTCTCTTTTGATGCCAACATTGGGCTTTCTGGAATACAAAACGGCTAGGGCTTCACATCCATTCTTGAAAACATTGGAAGACGTATCCAAGGAACCCCAAATAGCACGTCTATCCAATGCTACAGAATCCTCGATAAAATCTTCCAAATCTGGAGCCCAATTACCTTCCAAAAGTCTTCTTCTTCTGGCTGTTGTCTCGCTTCTGTCGTTACTGGCCTTATCTGGGAAGATTGGCTTCACTGGTTGGGTTAACATATTATTTCCTGTGGATGGGGATTTTTGAAAACTTGGGCTGGCTGTATTTTACATCAAGAATTGGGGTGGTTGCATATCGTAATGCATCAATTATATGTTTCCATTCAGATAGTCTATCCATAGCCCCACTTTTTTTCAAAGTCCAAGAAGATAGAGAACGAATTAGCCGCTTGCATTTTGGATGAACAATAAATCTTCCTTGGACCATGGCTTCATGAATTAGCTGGCATCCATAATAAACAGACCATCTTGGTTTGTGGGCTGTGTATATCCGAAAAGGACAAGCATTTTGGGGATAATCCAGAACATGTTCCAGAGCTGAACGAAGAAGGGAATTCGACATTCTACCACCATGTTTTCCACCCCCGTGAGGTCTATCACCTGTCCATCTGTTTATCTGCAAAGGTTCCAAGCCGTTTCTTCTTATCATTGACACCATTGCTCTGGCATGTCTCCGAGCTGTTCCTCTTTCTTTCTCACCACCAGCCGCGAAATATTCGTCCAGAACATAGATGGTTTTATCATCCTCTGAAATCGCCACCAATAAAGCACATTGAGAAGTGGGGGTGTGTCCATGGTCTATTCCTATGGAAAACTTATATTCACCTACTGGGCATGGAGCATCTGAAATATGTTGTTCTCCAAAATGTTCAAATATCCTTCCATCCATGGGTACGCCAATATCCCAACTGGCTTCAAATCTGGCCCCTTTATCGATAGAAAGATATGTGTCTGCCACCCTATCCACATCTTCTTGAGATAACAAAGGTGAACACCCCAAGGGCGTTGTATTTGCTACGGATAGTGGAGCATGAATATCTCTAACCTTTGGAGGATTGGTTTCTGTTAATTTTTTTAACCACGTTAAATCACCCCCCCCTATTGGGGTCATGGTCATCAACATTCTACCTCTATTTCTCAGAAGACGAGCTGCCAATTCTCCAAAAAGAGCTTGTGGACAGGGTTCATCCACCCAACAAAATGAAATCGTACCACTGGCAGCCCCCAAAGTTCCTTGGTTTGCAGTTTTGAAGAACAACATGGAACCATTTTTCAGTTTGAACCATGGGTTCTTTGCTCGGTATCCTCTACCTTCTTGATATTCTGGGCTATCTTCTGCATATTCATCAGCCCCAATCAGTGAATGGATTTTTGCTTGGATGATTTTGGATTGTTCCCAGCTATGGACAATAGCCCATATCGTGATAGGTGGTTTTATGTGGCTGATATCTTTCCAAGGTGAATACCCTTTCATCATGTACAAACATTCAGCCGCCCCCACAAAAGTTTTTCCTAATTGGTTGGCCGCTCGAAATAGGGTAATGGGATGCGTACATTCCAAGACCCGTTTCTGGGGTGGTGATGGCATGAAGAAATCTAGAGGTTTGGCATTGGCCAATTCCTGTAGCTGTTTCGTTTTTTTCGCTGCTTGTAGAAGAGAAATCATTTTTGTTGCAATCTCACAACATTAGAATTGTCCACCAGTAGTTCATCCATAATCTGTTTCTTCAGAATGGGTGGAAGAGATTGGATAGCATCGACAATCTCAATCTTTAATTGATGGGGTGTAGTTCCATGTACTTCTTTGGATGCTTCGATATGTGTTCTCAAATCATCATGTAATGACAGATGTAATTTGTGGAGACTTCCCAAGGTGTGAATAACTTTTTCTTCTCTGGCAAATTCGATATCCGATTCAATCTCCAATAGTTTTCCTATACGAAATCTGATTGGGTCTGTATCGTAGTTTTCATGGATTTTCTTTTGGGCTTCCTTTCTGGCTTGGGCTTTGGCTTCATTCTTTTCCTTGTCGGTTCGATATTTTTTCATCAACCTGGAAACATTGGGAAGAGAACACCCGAACTTTTTGGCGATGGCTGTGTATGTCATTTCACCCGCTAGACAAAGACGAACAATTTCTTGTCTTTGTCTTTCTGTCAACTTGTGTTGGGGTGCTTTTCCTTTTGGATGTCTTGGCATTGGTTATTTGTCCGTTGGTTTCATAGTTCATTAAGCATTGTTTTTGATGTATAGAGAGAAATTATCGTGGTCATAGATAG